GGTGCTGAAGGTGAGACTGTTCGTTTCAAAATCTTTACGGAGGGAGGTGTCATCACAGAGCGTGAAAACGTTGAACTGGAAGAGACTGGAGACGAAGAGAAAGAACTATCAGAAGAAACTATTAAAGTTGATAATGACATCCCACAAGCTTTAGAAAAGGAAGAAGAGGAGCTAATCGATATCGAAGAGCCAACCGAAGAAGCCGATTTAGAAGAAGGTGAAGATGTTGATGAAACAATCAACTTAGAAGATGTTGCAAAAAAAGTAGAAGAGATGGCTTATCGTATTGATGAGTTAGAAAAGAAACTTGAAGCAGCAGAAGAAGAAACTAAGGAAGAAGAAATGGAAGAAGAGGAAGAGAAAGAAGTTGAAGCTAAGAAACTTGATGGTGCACCAGTTGAGGCATCTAAGTTTTCTAAAGCTAATTCTAAAAAACTCGCTCCTAACTATCATTCATCTGTTCTTGCTAGAATGTATAACAATTAATTAGAGATTAAAAAAATGAGAAAAAAAGAAAACCTTTCGTTGCCAACTGTAACCTCAACTTATGCTGGAGAAGCAAGTTCTGATTACATAGCAGCAGCCTTGTTAAGTGCAAAGACACTTGACCAAGGAAACGTAGAGATTCACCCTAATGTAAAATACAAAGAGGTGATTCAAAAACTTGATGTAGCTGGTATCGTACAAGATGCATCATGTGATTTCGCAACATCAGGATCAGTTGCGATTACAGAAACTATACTTGAGCCAAAAGAGCTACAAGTTAACCTGGAATTGTGTAAGCAAAATTTCCTTGATTCATGGGAAGCGGTATCTATGGGATACTCTGCATTCGATGAAATCCCAAGAAACTTTACTGATTACCTAATTTCTTACGTTGGTGGTAAAGTAGCAGAAGCTACTGAACAATCAATTTGGGATGGTGCAATCGGAAACGGTTCATTCTTAGGATTTGAAGAAAGAATTACTGCATCAACTGGCGCAGCTGCATTTAAACCTGCACAATCAGGTTCAGTTGATAGACCAAACGGAACAGTAGATAAAGATAACGTAGTACAAATCCTTACTGAAGTAGTAGATGCAATTCCATCAGCTGTATATGGTAAAGAAGATACTGTAATCTATGTAGGTACTAAAGTACTTAAAGCATGGCAATCATCTCAATCAGGTCAAGTTAACATTGGTTCATTTAATTCACAACTTAACGTTGGTGAAAAACCATTAAACTTCCAAGGTATTGAGATTATTCACGCACCAGGTATGAGTGATAACACAATTATCGCTGGTCAAAAATCTAACTTCCACTTCGGTACTGGTCTGATGTCAGACTACAATGAAGTGCGTGTTTTAGACATGGCTGATATCGATGGTTCGCAGAACTTTAGAGTTATCATGAGATATACTGCAGGTACTGCAATTGGATTTACAAATGAAGTAGCAGGATTTAACCTACTATAAGAAATAAGTTTAACATTTAAAAACAGGAGATACTATGAGTTGTTTAATAACAAACGGAAGAGAAGAAGTATGTAAAGAATCGATAGGTGGCTTACAAGCTGTTTATTTTATGAATTACACTTCTGCATCTTTCGATAAGAACACAGATGGTGAAGTTGATGACTTGACTGGCTATACTGTGTACAAATATGAACTTAAAGGTACTTCTGCATATACTGAGACTGTAAACTCTTCAAGAGAGAATGGTACAACATTCTTTTCACAAGAGTTAACTCTTAACTTGAAAAAGTTAACTAATGAGATGACAACTCAGTTAAAATTGTTAGCTTATGGTAGACCACAAATCATCGTTCATACTAAGAACGGAGAAGCACTATTAGTTGGTGAAGTAGAAGGAGCAGATTTAACTGCAGGTACAATTCAGACTGGAGCAGCACTTGGAGACCTTTATGGTTATTCAATGACGTTCACAGGAACTGAAAAACTACCAGCAGCATTTTTACAATCTGCAACTGCATCTGACCCATTTGTTGGATTAGATGGAGCACCTACAATAGTAGCATCGTAAGTTAACGGTATATCAGAAGATACACTTTTAAATAATTAAACCCTTCTCTTCGTGAGAGGGGTTTTTTGTTTTTACTATAACCTAATCTTAGATTGTTATAAGTTAAAACGAGATAAGAACGATATAATGCTTAGTTATTACATATCCAACACAAACGAGTTCGTAGTAAGAACACAAACAACAGGTAGTGGTTCCACATTATCCTTAGATTTATACGATATGCTTACGCTCACTACATCTTCTTATGATTTAAGTGGCAAACATACATTTAATGCATATGAGAACATTCTAACCTTCTCACAATCGATTGCCGATACAAGAGTAGGACAAGAGTTTTTAGTAGATATAAATGATTCAGTAAGCGGTTCTATATGGAGAGGCTCATTACAAGTATATGCATCTCAATCTATTGATAAAACAGAATATACTACTCAGAATGATGGGTATGTATCTTACGAAACTGATAACGAATATATAGTACTATGAAAAAAGAACAAAACTTTTCTGTGGTAAACTTTACAAGGGAGGAAGTACCAATTGTAACAGAAGATATCAAAACAAGATATCAATGGGTACCTGTTGGTGTACAACATCAAGATGATTTCTTTGAATTGTTAACAGAAGGATATAATACATCCACTACTACTGCAGCTTGTGTAGATGGTGTAGCAGATTTAATCTATGGTAAAGGTTTAGTAACAGATAACGAAGAGTTTAAAGATACTCTTGCTAAGTTGTTACCAGCAGAAGATTTAAAGAAAGTATCATTCGATTTAAAATTATATGGTAATGCTGCATTCCAAGTAATGTGGAATAAAGACCATACTAAAGTAATCAAGTTGTTTCATGTACCAGTACAAACTCTAAGAGCAGAGAAGATACACATGGGTATGAAGTGTGAAGCATTCTACTATTGTACAGATTGGAGTGATACAAGAAAACAAAAAACTAAGATTCGTATTCCTGTCTTTGGTACATCAACAGAAGAAAGAGAAATTCTTTATATAAAAGATTACGAACCTAATAGATACTATTACTCATTACCTGATTGGATTAGTTCATTACAATATTCTTTTACAGAAGCAGAACTAAGTAACTTACACCTTAATAATATTGAGAATGGTTTCTTACCAGTAGCTATGGTTAACTTCAATAATGGAGTACCTGCACCTGAAGAAAGACAAACAATAGAATCATTACTTGAAAACAAGTTTAGTGGTACAAGAAACGCTGGTAGATTTATGGTATCGTTTAATGATGATGCTATTAACAAACCTACAATAGATACTATTCCTATTGAGAACCTTCACGAGAAGTACACATACGTTGCTGAATACGCTCAGGATCGTATTTTGGTAGCGCATAGAATCGTTTCTCCTTTACTGTTTGGTATTCGTACTGCATCTAATGGATTCTCATCACAATCGGAAGAAATGAAAACAGCATATTCAATCTTCCAAACAATGACAATACAACCATTCCAACAATTAATACTAAATGTAATAGATAAAGCATTGGTAGAAGGTGGATGGGGTAAACAAGATTTATACTTTGACCAATTAACACCTTTGGTTATTCTCTCAGATACAGCAGATGATACTGATGAATCAATAGAAGATGCACAAGAAGATGTAAATGATTCTATGAGAAACGAAGAAACAACAGAAGAAAACTTAGAACAAGAGAAAACACATCCAAGACCTTCTGACTTTGGATTTACTAGAGAATACGAGGATTTTTAAAAAATAAAGAACTATGGCTTTTGGATTATTCATAACACGAAACGATATCATTAAAAACACCCCATTAGGTGGAGCAGTAGATGCTGATGCCTTACTTCCTTTTGTTAGAACTGCACAAGAGAAATATTTGTTAAATCTTTTAGGCACAGTTCTTTACAATAAGATACAAGATGATATAGAAGCAGGGGATTCATTCACAGGTATATACCAAACATTGGTATCTGATTATATTAAACCAACTATAATTTGGTACGCTTGTGTTGAGTATATTCCATTTAGTGCAATATCATTTAAATCACAAGGTGCAGTTAAACACATTAGTGAAACATCTGTATCACCAGGTAAAAATGAAGTAGATTACTTATTGAGTAAAGCTTTAGATAACGCAGGTTATTACTCAACAAGATTACAAGATTACCTATTAGCAAATTCATCAAACATACCTGAGTATTTAGAATCAGTTGGGGATAGTACACAAATCTATCCTGACCAATCTAATCAATACTTTGGAGGAATAGAATTATAAGATATGAGTACACCATCACAAACACCAGCGCAAGCACAGATAGTAGATAAGAGTAATACTAACTTTACGTTGTATTACAACACTTTAAACTATTTTAAAACTATTATGAAGAATCATCCTTCTATTGCTCATGTAACGCAAGGAGATGTATTCTCAATAGATGATATGACGTTTCCAGAATATCCTGTTGGTAATGTGATGATACAAGATGCAACCTTTGGTACAAGTACAACAGATTATAGAATACAACTAATCGTTGCAGATAAACATAAAGTATTAGAAAACGAAAGTAATGGAAGAACAAATGAACAAACTGTTCCTTTTTACGGTACTGATGATGTGGTTGATATTCATGCTAACACATTAGCAGTATTAAATGATTTAACATCATACACACAAAATAAGGTAGAGGGGTTTGAGATATTTGGAGATATCAGTTGTGAACCATTTGTTGATAGGTTTGATAATGGACTGGCCGGTTGGTCAGCAACATTCAACCTAACCTGTCACAACGATAAAAATCGTTGCCTTTTTTTTTTGATAGCCCCTGAGGGGCAGTATTTTAAAATACAAGATTGTGAAACAGATGATATTTACAACGCTGTATTAAACACAACGGGTTCGATAGGACAGGTATTCAGTACCAAATATACACCGAACGCGAGAGTAGATTTAACATCTTATGATTATCTAAGATGTTTTGAAATATTAGAAGAGATAGATGGTAGAGATGATTGGGATTTTTACAATCTTCCTATCTTAGCTCTTCCTTACGAGGATTATGAAACTTGTGAGAATTGTGAACTTTGGATATCTCCCAAAGTATGGAGTACAACTCCAGAACGATGGGATGGTGGACATATAGATGAAGCATTAAGAAAGTGGCAGTACACTTAAAAAAGAAATAAAGATATGAGTGATTTAAGTAATTTATATATATCACAATCCTATAAAGGATTGATTAACCTTGCTGATTCAACTGAAGGAATTACTTCTCAAAGTAATTACGAACTTCAAGATGGATTGGGTGTAGGTATTGGTGTTTCTATTACAGGTAGTTCTTTACTTGTAGAGAATGATATCAGTTCATCAACACTTAATGGAATGGGTAATGTTGAAATCTTTTCTGCTTCTGTTGATTTAAGATTAGATGATTTAGAAGCAACCGCATCAGACCATGATGGTAGAGTAGAACAGTTAGAAATATATACAGCCTCTCTAAGAGAAGCTGTGAGTGTGACTGGTAGTAACGCTAACTTTAGTGGAGATGTAACCATTAGCGGTTCTTTAAGAGCGTATGAGATACATACAATAACCGAATCTGCATCTGTAATATTCTCAAGTGGTTCGAATATCTTAGGTGATGAACCATCAGATACACAAACTCTTAGTGGTTCAGTATATGTACCTAACTTACATTACTTAGCATTTAATGCTTTAGATACAAACTTAAGAATCAATCAAAAATTAGATACAGGTTCTTTCTTGATATTCTCAGCATCAGTAGAGAATCAGTTAGAACAAATAGTACAAGATGCATTACCAAGTTCTTGGACAGGTTCTGTATTTATTCCATTTAGTGGTTCTGTACATCAACAAATACTTGCGTTAGAAGAATTCTCTCAATCATTAGTATTAGATACTGCATCTTTCTCACAATGGACAGCATCAGTATTTAATCCTTATACGGAATCAGTAGAGAATCGATTAGATTCACAATCAATACTGATAGATACAAAATTAGATTCAGCTTCGTTTAACGATTGGACATCTTCTGTATTTGAACCATTTAGTTCTTCAGTAGATTCTAAAGTACAAAGTTTAATAGATAAGACTGGTTCTTATGCAACTACTGGTTCTAATACCTTTATAGGTAATCAGATAATTAGTGGTTCAGTATTTACTAGAGATGTATCACCAGCCCCTTCTACTACATTTAAAATAGATACAGGAAATGCATCACCATTTTTAGAAATTAATAACGCAGCATTAAGTGGTATCGTTGGTACTGATGCAGTAATAAATGGTGATATATTATATAATGGTGATATAGTACACAATGGAGATACTACACAAAGTGGTTCACAGTTTACTTCTGGCTCACTTATATTAGATGGTAAACTAACAGTAACAACATCAGCATCAATAGATGGTGGTTGGCATGTGACTGGTTCTTCTCATTATAGTGGTTCAGTTAAAGGTAATGTATTATTTGATTCATCATCAACTGCAAACCCAGCAGACTTTACACATTCAATAGATTGTTCATTAGGTAACTTCTTTGATATCTATTTAAAAGAAGGTGAAAACTTAGTAACTGCAGATAACATATATGGTGGTGAAACTATTACAGTTAGATTAAACCAACCAAGTGGTTCACAAGTAGCTAACTATGGTGAAGTAGTATGGGATACAGGTTCAATCAAGTTCCCATTCACATCAAACCCACAAACTACACAAGGTAGTAACGCGATAGACGTATTAACTCTAGTATCTTTCGATACCGGTTCATTATTCGGAGTATTAGGTAAAAATTATTTATAACATATGTACATTCCAAAACCAGCACTTGAAGATTGTTTAACATCTGAAATCTCTGCTAGTGGTGGAGATGTAATGTATGATTACATTACAGGTTCACAGATTCGTAGAGTTCATTACTTTGGATGGAACTCAGGTTCGTATGAATTTGAGATTTACCAAGGTTGTACTGATTCTACGCAACTCTTTATGGTTGGTGGTGGAGGAAGTGGTGGATTCATACCATCACAATCAGTAGCTCAGAACCCACCAAATTTCCCTGCAGGTGGAATGTTAGGTGGAGCTGGCGGTGGTGGAGCTGGTGGAGTTCTATTTATTAATCCTAACAGAGAGTTAACTGGTTCTCTTGAGTTAGTACCTGGTAAATATTCCATCAATATTGGAGAGGGTGGTCATCAGCTTGGCTTTATTGATTCAACTGATTTTAATAATCAAGGGATTTTTAGTAATGGTGGAGATACAACATTTAAGTACGCATTCCAATTAGCTAATGATGCAGATATACCATCAGGTTCTGCATCCTCATCAAGATATGATTATGATTCAATTCAAATTAAAGCTGGTGGTGGTGGATTTGGTTCGTATTCTGAGTGGATTATTAACCCACTCGATGATTGTGGACAAGTAGGAACACACTATGAAATAAGAGCGTTTCATGCAGGAGATGGAGGTTCAGGTGGAGGAGCAGGATATTCCGCAGATGGAAGTATATGTTCTCCAGCATTAGGAGATACAGGTTCAGTAGAATTTCCATTTAGAAATCAAGGAAACGTTGGTGGTCAAATTAATTTTAATGCAAATTCAAGAGGTGGTGGAGGTGGAGGTGCCGGAAGTGCAGGTAATTACTCCGTTACAGGTTCTGGTGGTTTAAAAACAGAAGAGTTCATTAGGGGATATGAAGAAGATTATGCACCAGGAGGTGCTGGACAATTTACTTTTGAAAATTCAGGTAATCTTTCACCTCAACTTCTTTTTATATCTGGCTCACAAAGAAACTTTGTAAAAGGAGTTGGAGGAAATGGATTAACCGCTAATATACCTTTAACTGATTATGATTTAACATATCCTCCATATAATCAACAAGGTTGGATAGATGATTTAAGATATACAAGTGGAACAGGTGG